GGCGGCGGTTAGCCACTCGCCCTGCGAGATCACATGGTCGTTCTCGTAGGCCGCCGTCATTGCTGTCAGGAACGCTGTCGCGCCCGCGAGCACGGCTTTGATGACGCCGCCGAACACGCCGGGGACGTTCTCCGCGAACCACACCGCCGCCGTTGAGCCGAGCACGACGAGGGCGAGCTTGACCCAGCCTTCGCCGTCGATGTCGTCCAATGATCCGTTGCCGACCGCGGTTGCTAGCGCGGCCAGGGCGGTCGCCACCAGCGTCGCGAGCGCCTTCACGTATGGAGCCACTTCCGCCTCCTCCTTATGTGAGTGTGACCGACATGATCATGCGCCGCGCCCCGGTCACCACGAACAGCGCGTCACCTTTCGCACCACGGTAAAACTCGGTTCCCCCAGTCACCGCGTACCTGAACAGGAACGCGGTGGGCGACAACCCAGCCAGCGTCATCTGCCCCAACGGCATGTCAACGACAGCGTCGCAATACCTCTGAAACCGAGCGACCCACCGGCACGCCAAATACAACCTGCCGACGGTGCGTCCATGCCGGTCGTTCAGCCGCCACACCTGGTCCTGCCTGTCGTTCTTGCGGCCTATCGCCCCGAACGACAGCGATGTTCTTGACACCGCGACGGCGCTCAACTCAACGGGCCCTGTTGGCCCCGCCGACATGGTGGGGGGGAACACCATCGCGATGATCGCGGCGGCGGCGAGCCAACGGGTCATCCGGCGCTCGGCAGCCTGCAAGGCTTCTCGTTCGGCGGTTCACGCGCGTTGATCGTGTCGGTGATCGCGTCCAGAAGCTGCTGTCTCGCCGGGGTCACCGGACCCTGCGACACCAATGTCCTGACCTTGCGGAACAGCGCCGCGTTTGCTGCGTCCTGCGCCTCGTTCTCGACGCACTCATGGAACACCGCCTTCGAGATCGCAATGTCGTTGATGCGTCTCGCGACCTCCAGTTTCCGCGCCAACTCCTTGTTCGCCTTGATAGCCAGGTCAGCCCGAGCGATCGCGTCCCGGTTACGTTTAACCTGCCCGTCCAACTGGCCCTTGAACACCAGCGCGCCAGCGACCAGCGCGCACGTCGTGATCAACGCCAACGGGATCGCGATCACAACCATCGAACGCAACACCAGACGGCGCTCCTCCGGTGTGAGCTCGCGGTCTCCCAAACCCCAGGTCAGGAAAGCCATGCGGCCACCACAAGCGCGACGATGACAACGGCCCACAGCCAGTCGACGGCCCGCAGACAGGTGATCAAGGTTTGTCTTCCCACCGGCCCAGCAGCAGTCGGAGAAGCTGGCTGGTTGTGAGCTTCCCGATGCACGCCCCTACGAGAACCACCCCCAGCCACGGATACGAATCCCGGTAGGTCATCGTGACCGCGATACCGATCCCCAAAAGGAACGCTAGCGCATCGGTTACCTGTTGGTACCAGGGCCACCTCCAGTCGGTGCCGCTGTGTGTCATGCGTCATCGGTCACGCCTAGCGTTCCCCCTATCTGGACGGGGCTGTCTGTCGGCACCACGAATGGTAGGTGCCACCGCGGTCATTCCCCGCCTAGCGGACGAGCGCGTCGAACGTCGCGACGGTGGCGTTCCCCACGTTCCACAACCGCCTCGGCCCAGCCCACGACCGGTAGTCAGGGAACGGCCCGGTCCCGTCACCGTTCACATCGAACGTCATCGCCGTCCGACCGACAGGCACCGGCGGAACAACCTTCGCCAGCATCCCCAACCCGGCACCCACCGTGTAGGTCGGGACGGTGGCGCCGTACACCTGAAGGTCAATGTCCGCGCCCGCCACAGACAGGGCGGTGTTGTAGTCGAACTCCCGGGCGAAGTTCGCCGTGTCGGACGACAACACCGACCAGCCGAGCGGTGCGGGGGCGCCCCCCTCAACCCAGCCTTTCACGAACGCCGCTGTTTTCCACGCGTACTGGGATTCGGCCCACGCCTCCCCGTTCGCCTTCCACCCGGCCAACCCCAACTGTTTCACGAGGGCGGCGGCGGCACGCCCGTCCTGCTCAGGATCGGAGCCCTGCCCGTAGGTGGCCCACCCGATTTTCGTCCACCCGGCCCACTGCGGCAAACGCATCTCGGTGACGTTCGCGTCGATCTGGGATTGCGCGATGTGCATCAGCTGGATGTACACCGCCCGCCACCCCGTGTCCCACGCACGCTGCCTCGCTGCCCCGGCGAAGTTGGAGAGGCCACCGTTCGTGAACGCCGCGTCCAGCACCCACACGGCCGCCAACCCCGGCCCAGGCGGAGGTGGGGGAACCGGAATCCCGGCGGGGGGGTTCTGGGCACACAACTCCCACAGGCCCTGGCCGTATCCGCTCGCGCACTTGGTGGTGTTGATCCCCTCGAACTTCCTGCTGATCTTCGACGCGTCGACCTGGTTGCCGGGAATGACAGCCCAGTCCTTGTACGGCCTGGAGTTGAAGATTTTGGTGAGCGAGGCGCGGCCGATGTCGCTCATCGCACGACCTTGCGCACCGTCCAACAGTCAAACGCCTCGGTCAGCATGTAGTGGCGCGGCACATAGAACCAGCCTTGGTCGCCCCACTCCACGCCCCACTGGTTCCTGATGATGTACCCGCCGTCCGTGAACCCGAACGCCCCCGGGCGGAAGTCGTAGCCCCACGCGTCGACGGCGTGGTACCCGTCGATCGTGCCTTGGGACCCGTCCCACCGTCCGTCCGTCCCGATGCTCCAGAACGACCGGTACACCGCGAACCCGTAGGTGAACGGATACCCCTCCGCCAAACACGCCACCATGCTGTCTTCGTCACCGTCGGGCACCGAGTGATACTCGATCGCCTTGTGCTGGCCCGCCCGCCAGTCCAACGGCTTCGGCTCCACCGCGAACTTCGAGATGTCATACGGCCAGTACACCTCGCGCGGCGAACCGCGCTCCGCCAGCACCTTGTACGTGTCGCGAATCAAAGCGCCCGAGTCCTCACCGGTGGTGCCGAGCTTCTCCCGTGAGTACCAGTAGGTGTACAGCCGGGACAGGCGGTCCCAGTCCGGGTCGCCGTCCTTGCGCTCCACATACTGGATCACGGCGTTCGCCGCGTTGGCGGTGCAGGAACCAAGCTGGCCCTGGTCGAAGATCCGTGGTGTTGCCGCCACGGTGCGGAGGTCGATGAACTCGGGGACGGCCAGCGGCTCGATGGTGCTCTTGAAGATCCTGTCCCGAAAGTCCGGGGGGGACTGTCCGATCAGCCCCAAGCCTTTGGAGTGTGGGTCGATCACGAAACGCTCGGTGCTTTCGACACGGCGGTGATCCTCGCTTTCGCGTCAGTCTCGGACTTGGGGGACGTCACCCCGACATGCGCATGGTCAGGCCGGTACCTTTGGTCACCGACATAGCCGATCAGGTCACCGGCCTGCACACGCATCCCGACCCGCAACGTCGGGTACCTGCGTCCCTGATGCGTGATGAAGTACAGGTAGCCGGCGGCGGTCTCGATGTAGGTTGTCCAGCCGTACACGCCCGCCGCGTCCGCCTGGTCGTCGGACGGGTCGTGGCCGGAGAACCTGGTGACGAGCCCTGCTTCGGGCGCGACGATCCCAAGCCCGGCTTTGCAAATGAAGTCCAACGCCCAGTTGTGCGCCAGCCCGTCTGTGGGATGCAACCCGCCGACATGGACGAACTGTTTTTCGGCGGCGATGGGGAACCTGAGCGGCAACGGACGGAGGCTGGCCTGCACCTCGTCGATCAGCTGCATCGCGGGCTTCCAATACTGCCCGGTCGGCGTGTACCCCTTCGTGGTTTGTTTCAGCAGACGTTCGGCCTCAACCAGTTTGGCGAGCCGCTGCGCGTCAGTCACGGCTCAGACCGCGGCGATCCAGCCGGCGGACGGGTCAACCACCAGCGGGTTCGTTCCGTCAGGCACCAACGCGATACCACCGGAGGTGCGCAACTCGTGGGCGCTGATCGGAACGATGTTCGTGTCCGACCCGGAAGTGGTGTCGGAGTCGTAGCCCCACACCCCGATGTCCCACGTGTCACCCGCCGACACCCCCGTGAACGTCTGCAACGGCAGCGTGAGCAGGATCCGGTTGTTCGTGTCATCAACGGTATAGGGGCTGATCGACGCGTCCGTCAAAGTCTTGCGTGCGTACCCGGTGTTCGTCACCTCGGTGTAGCCCCCGGCTGTGATCGCCGCGAACGTGTCGAAATCCACCAGCCCGTTGACCCCGTCAGCCGAACCGGACGCGAGGATCATCAGGATGAACGCGCTGTTGGTCGGGTCGTTCCCGTCAACGCGGTTGTAGAGCTCGACCTCTCTGCCCTTGCTGATGTTGAACTGGATCGAGGCCATTTAGCCGGTGGACGGAAGGTCGGTCACGGCTGTTTGGGTGCCGGACAGGATCGCGCACTTCGGGTCGTACACAACGGAGGTCGCACGGATCAGCGGCGGTTTGGTGACGAGCGACGCGCCGCCGGAGCATACGGGGTCGTAGACGACACCTCGGCTCATGCTGTGAGTCTAGATTCGAGGGCGGTCAGGGCACCAGCACGCTCGCATCATGGGTAGTTGAACCCGTAAGCGGACGAGAACCCCGCCGAACTAGTCCCGGAAATGTCGTGGTCTAGCGTGTAATCGCTGCCGTCCAAAGCAACCGACGACACCTTGAACTGATCCTCGATGTACCAGATCCGGTTTCCGAACACGTACATCTGCCGGAAGTTCTGGATCCCGTACGCCGGGTTGGTTGTGAACAGCTGCGTCTCGGGGGTGATGCCGTCGAGTTCATATCGGTACGCGACCCAAACGAGCGCGAGGCCGTTGAACCATCTCGCGCTCCCCACGATGTACGTGCCGTCAGGTGACCAACAAAGGTTCGTGAGACGCTTCTGCTGCCCTGCCGTATCCCCGATAGAGAGTTGCGTTTCCCCGGTGCCGTCGCTGTTGATCAAGTAAATCTCGCCGATGCCGCCGCCGCCGCTCACGCTGTCCCAGAACACGATCTGGCTGCTGTCCGGCGACCACGCGAACTGTTCCCCGTCGAACCCATAGCCGGGAAAACCGATCGCCCGGATCTGCGTGAGGTTGGAGCCGTCGGC